CTTGATCATTCCTAGCTTGTCACCGGCCGTGCGAAGAATGGCAGTCCGATACGGCGGGTCGAGATCGTCGCCGTGGTTGTGGGACACGTTCTCCTGAGGCAGGTCTTCCAACTGGAGGTACACGACGTTGCCTCTCTTCGATTTCTGCTCTTCCATCATCTCATCGAAGATCGCCGTAAGTCGGGGTTGCGATGGCCCGGTCACACGTTGCGGGCGCGACCGGGCCACCACGTCAACTACTCCCCTGCCGGAACGTCTTCAACCGGCGGTACCGGCTGCTCCGGGTCGGCCGCGAGGCCACGGAGACGAGATGCGGCAGCCGTGACACCGGAAGCGAGCTGCTCCAGCTTGGCGGCGGCATCGGGGTCGAGCGCGGCAATCTGATCCTTCAGCGCCGCTACCTCAGTACCGAAGTCGTCGAGCTCCCCGGCAACCTCATTGGTTGCGTCGTTGAGATCGGCGAGTGCGGCATCAACGTCAGCCATCTGAACTCCTAACTCGTAGAACTTTTCCATGATCTCCTCGTGCCGGCGTCGAGCAAGCCGACCTGAGAAGCGTTCGATGGTCGCGCGGAACCAACTGTGGTTGCGAGACATGAAACCTCCGGTCAGACGGTGGGTTTGATCTCCAGGAGCTTCGCGTAGATGATCGTCTGGTTCTCGTAGCTCCTGGTTCCGTCGGGGAGTGTCACCAGCTTCCCCGGTCCGCAGGTGATCAAACGGAGTTCGGGTCCCGTGGTGTCGCCATAGACCTTCTGGGTGGGGAACGTCTTCTTCTTCAGAATCTGGACCTCGTAGACCTCGAATCGCGCGGTCTCCCCGTCGCTGCGGTCGATCTCTACGGTGTCCTTCTTCTTGATGTCGGCGAGCTTGGCGAACAGTCCCTGCTTGCCCTTGCCGTTGATGTGGGCGAGGACGACAGCGGGGCCGAGGTCACCGGGGGTCGGAGCGCCACACACAGGGCTTCCGGTCGGGCAGAACCAACCAGGCTGCATCGGCTTGTCCAACGCCGGCACCTCGATCTCACCCTTCGCCGAGGTGACCGGGACGACCGTCTTGTCCTGCGAGTTGGGGAAACGCTGTGCGCCCTGGATACCGAGTGGCGCCCAGTCGTCGGTGTAGTCGACCTTGATCGAAGGGATGCGGATGGCGCGGGGTTCAGAAAGTCGGAGAGGGTCTGCGGGGTCGTTCAGCGCGGAGCCGGGGAGCTGGTCCTGTTGCCCGGTCGCCGGGGAACACCCGACGAGCGCGGACCCGAGCAACAGGATAGCCAGCAGTGCCTTGATCATTTACTTCTCGGTCGACCCGTCACCGGTAGATGCCGAACCACTGGGCACGGTCTGAAGCTGCGTGCTCAGCGGCGCCGGAGCAGCGGCGACAGGGGCAGGTGCCGGCGTCACGTAGTTGACCGGCGGTGCCTCGTAGGTGATGTTGTTGACCACCGGGGCGTTGTTGCACGTGGTGTGAGTGGACAGCACGCGGCTGCGGTTGCGGTCGTAGTCACCCCTCCACCGGTCGCGCTCCCGCTGGATCGTCTGGAGGTTCAGCAGCTCGCGGCTACCGACCGACAGCTTGATGCCACGGTTGCGGTAGTCACGGGAGGTGCGGTTCCAGTCGTCACGGTAGCGGACGTAGTTGTTCGCGCTGGTGACGTAGGTGGTGCAGTCACCGTTGTCCACAACCTGAGTGGAGACCGAGCAGTTGTTCACCCGGCGGATGCTGTCCCACTTGCTGCCGTTGCCGAACATCGCGTCGACCCGGCCACGGTAGGTTCCGTAGCGGCCGGCGTAGTCGTTGTACGAGTTGTAGGCACACACATCGTTACGCTGCGCGAAGCCGTCGATGATCAGGTAGCGACCCTCGAAGCGGTCGTTGTAGAAGTGACCGCCGTAGTGGTTTCCCCGGGTCCGGTCGACGCACTTGTCACCGGGTCCACGGTCCTGCCACTGCTGGCACGCCGCGAAGTTTCCACGACGCTCAGCAACAGCCGGCTTGGTCGGGGAGGTCGACTCCGTGATCTGCTTCTGAACGTCCTTGTTCTCCTGGTCCCCGAGGACGTTCAGAGGAGCGTTGACGAGCGGCGCGTCCTTCTTGACCTCGGTGCGAGAAGTCTTGGACGTGTCACATTCGGCGACGGAGTTGGTGAACTTCCCGTCGGGGCATCGGTGTGGTTCGGCCGCAGACGCTGTCCCGATCCCGACGCTACTCAGCGCCAGGACGGCCAGCGCCGCAACCGCGAGATTGCGGAACATGGTGGCTTCCTATCTTCGGTGGGCGAGGTGGATCAGTTGATTCCGATCGACCCCGACGGCCCAGATTCCCTCGGTGACTGTTCCGCCGGGGGTGGGCCTTCAGTACGTGTCGGTGTCGGGCGGGTTCGGGTTACTGGAGGTCTCGGGTCCCTGGGTGAGGAATCCCGAGTGCGGGGATCGGGGTTGCCACGATCGGGTTCACGACCCGAGTCGGTAGCGCCCCGGCTCTTCAGTTGATCAACCTCCCGTTGAAGCGCGGCCAACCGTCCGTCCATCCCTGCGGTGTCCGCGTCCTTCCCGGCTTCCCCTCGAAACTGCTCCGGGTTGGCTCGGATGTACGCGGTGACGATCGAGCTGATCTCCGACGAAGATGGAGTGTTGCCCTTCTCGCCCTTGAAGAGTACCGGGTTCGTCGTCATAACCGCGCGGACCGCATCCGTGACCTGCGACAACGTAGGTGCGACACTCGCCGGGGCGGGCTGCCGTGCCAGTTCCTGACGGACCAACGAGACCACCCGGTCATCGGTCAGCGCGATTGCCTGCACGGTCGGCCGGGCCAGTACAGCGTTCGCCGTGTCGCACAGGCCCTTGCCCTCTGGTGTCCGAGCCGAGCGCAGCAGCTTCGCGGTGTCGTCGTCGCGGTTGCACAGCTTGACGAGTGGACCCGCGACCGAGGCGGTGTTACCAACCGCGACGTCCTTCTCGGTGGTCGTCTGGATCGAGGTCGTCGACAGGATCACCGTGGTGGCGAAGATGGCGAATCCAGCGGCAACCGTCGCCGGCACCTTCTTGCCCATCTTGTCGAGCAATGGCTTCACCTGCATCGGGGTTCCTCCGGAAGGGGAGTGGTGTCCCGCTGCGCGGCGGCGAATTCAAGGCTGGCCAGGTACTTGTCCAGTGCCGCGAGACGGACGTCGGGGTCCTTCTCGTTCCGAACGGTGTGCAGGTAGTCGATCTGTTCGTCGCGCCACCGGTCCGCAATCTCCGACCGCTCCCTCGTGACCGCAGAGTAGGCGACGTTGAAGTTGGTCTGGCACGAGGTGACCGAGTTGACGTAGAGAACCGAAGTGACCATCGCCGCGAGGATGACCAGACCGAACACAGTCTTACTCACTTCAGACCTCACGATTCGTGTGAAGAGCGAGACGGACGCCGCGTGGTTCTGCACCGCTACTCACCACCCTCGATCGCACGATGTCTGCCAGGGGACTCCGGCTCGGTGGCCTTGTCCTTGGAACCGAGCAACTTCGGCAGGGCGAAAGCGCCACCCACCAGCGTGCCGAAGATCAAGTTAATCTGTGGGTCGCTCTTGTATTCCAGCCCCGGAATGAACTGCGCGACGAAGGAAAGCACCCACACGATGGTCACGATCAGAGCGATGGCATTGAGGACCGACTTCGAGAGCACACTTCACCCCCTCAACTAACACGGTGGACTCCGTCAAGATCACACCGTGCGCGGCGGGTGAGTCGGTGGGCATGGTCAGGAAGACTCGAGGTCACTCACATTGAGCGGCCGACCGTACTCGTCGCAGCGCCAGGTTCCTTCCGGGATGCCGGACTCAGTTGACACGAAGCGGGCCGAGGAATGCCCGGGGTTGTAGACGAACGGACCGACCTCGATGACGCTCCCCACCCCGATCGGAACGTTCACCGGGTCGCCTTCAGGTTCGCCCTGGTAGTAGTCCTGCCAGTCCAGGTAGGTCTGGTCACCTTCGACTCTGATCGACGCCTGGCGAACAACTACCGGCTCATCATCGACGGTCTGTACCTCGGTCACCCACTCGACCAGCGCGTCATCGTCATCGCTGCCGGTGTACTCGAAGACCAGAGGAGAAGGTGAGAACGAGGCGTACTGGATCATGGCCATTACTGCTCCCGGGGTGACAGGTTGGGCGGGGTACGGGTCTCGGGATTGTCCGGTCCGAGGAGCTGATCGGCCAGTTCCTCCGCGCTCTCGCGGCCGAAGTTGCGGTCCATCTTCATGTCCCGTCTCGCCTGCTCCGTGGACTCGTCGATCATCTCTCGGGTGTTGCGTCCGCGACGGCGTGCCCTGATCCCGTTGCGCCGACGCCGGGTGAATTCCTTCTTGACCATGATGTGGTCGTTCGACATCGGCGCCGTGTTCTTGATGAACTGGATCGGGTCGTCGGTGTCGCTGGTCCGGGTCAACATCGTGGCGTTGTTCAGGATCGACCGGTGGGTGATGGGCTCGCCTACCGATCCTCGGAGCTTCCCCGCGCCGCGACGTGTCTTGACCCGGTTCAGCAACGCCTTGCGCGCTTCCGCCACGGTGGGTGCGTTGAACAGGTTGTCCGGGTCTGCCAGCTGTTCGTCGGGGTCGTCGTCGAGGTACCGCTCGTAGAACACCACGTGAAGGACATCGTCCCAGCCCTTGTCCGTGGACATGTCGATGTCGTACTCAGCGGCCCGGGTCTCGAACACATCGGTCGGGGCGATACACGCGAGGTGCTGATCGGGACCGTCGCCGTTGGTGATCTCCAGCGACATGACGAACACCTGGTGTTTCCCCAGGACTGAGAGCTCCACGTTGTGCACGGTGATATCCATCAGGCGACATACTCCACAGCTGTTCGGAAAACCCAGGCTCTGACCTTGACCGTGGCTCCCGCCGCCAAGGCAGGTGCTCCCCCCGCGCTGTACCCGCCGTTGATGTACCCGAAGGTGATCTGGAATCCGGTCAGTGAGTTCGCCGTGTCCCGGATCGAGTAGTCCATCGTCGCGCTACTCACCACACCGCAGCTCATGACCGGAGCCATCGGGGACGCCATGGTGGTCCCGTACAGGAATTCCAGTCCGGTGATGGGTCCGGTACCGGTGTTCTTGTGCGAGATGTTCATGGTGAACACGGCGTCGTTCGGCTTCGGCTTGTTGTAGTAGTCGAACATCCCGACCAGGTTCAACGTCTGGTCGGAGTAGGCGTAGTAGCCGGCCTCGGTGCCGTCGTTGTTCTCGATGCCGAATGCGGCCACCGACTCCTCGAGCTGCACCCGGCCGCCACGGTTGATCGTCTCGTCCGCCGCGTCGGTCAGGCCCATGTACATCTTGTTCGGGGTCAGGAACATCCGAGGGAGAACGTTCACTTCGTCGGAGTCGATCGCTCGGAACTCGATGTTGACGTCGTCTGGGTACTCGTTCGAGACGTAGGAGAAGATGCGACCGTAGGCAGCCTCGTTCAGCTGCGGCATGAACCTGATCTCGTTGGCAGGTCCGGAGATCACCACGCGCCGGCCGGACGTACCTGTCTCCAGGCTCGCATCCGCGATGACGATGCCGGCCTGAATCTTGTCGGCCGTAATCGCGCCGGCCGCGATCGCTCCGGCGGTGACCGCGTTGGCCCTGATCTTGTCAGCGGTGATCGCCAGGGCGAGGATCGCTTCAGCGGTGACCGACCCGGCGGTGAGGTGTTCCGCGAGAATCTGGTCGGCCGCGATGTTGATGGCTTGAATGGCGTTCGCCGCGATGGCAACAGAGGTGATGGCGCCGGCCGCGATGTGCCCTGCGGCGATCGCACTGGCGATGATCTTGTCACCGTCGACCGATCCGTCGGCCAGCTTCGTGACGTCGATGATCTCGCCCTGAATCTGGATCGATCCCACCGAGCCGGCCGCTAGCTTCGCCTCGGTGACAGCATCGTCTTTCAGCTGGAGCTCACCGATCGCGCCGTCGAGAATGTCCTGACCGACCACCTTCGTCGGGGTGAACGTCACGGCGACCGAGGGGTCCGATTCGGCGGTGGAGATGTTGACCGAGGTCAGCCACACCCGGTATTCGAGGTCGGCTTCGAGCCCGGCGATGACGTACATCGAGTCCTGGGTCCCGATGATCGTCCCCATGACCACGCCGGGCTCCAGCGGGTCATCGTCGCCGCCACCTGGAGCGCCCTTCGCCACGTAGATGTTCAGGTGGGAGAAGTCGCGCGGCCAGGGCGGGTCGGAGCTGCCGTGGCTCATCACCCGGACCGTGCCGAAGCCGGCGATCACCGTCGGGGGATTGGGTACCTCCGGCGGGGAGCTGACACCGACGGGGCTCCCACCGACGTACGTGCCATCGTCCTGCTTGCCGATGACTACGCGCGGGTCCCCATTGGCGTCGTAGACCACCAGGCTGCCGTTCTCGATGGAGCTGAACCCCAGGTTGCTGGTGTTCTGCCCCATCTCCAGCAGGTCCATCCGCCGCTGCATCTCGGCCATCTGATTGGCCATTGCGGAGACGGACCGCTGGTCGGCTTCTGGTGTCGTCACTCGGTCCCCCTCACGTGGGTGTCTCCGCTGTCGGTGCTTGGACTCGAGCCGGGTCCCCGTAGGCAAACTGCTCACTACGCCGGGTCTGGCAGGTGATCAGGTTCTTGTCCGGTTCCCAGTCGTAGGACACGATCCGGTGCCAGAGCTCGATGAACCCGGCCCACGCGACGAAGCCGGTGATCAGGAACTCGTCGCCGACCTGGAAGCTGCCGATCGGGGCGTTGGGGTGCCAGTCCATCAGCAGCACCTCGCCGACGGTGACAGCGGCGCGACGTCGGAGAACTTCCTCGGTCGAGTGCTGGTTCGCCAGGACGGGGGTCTGGATGGTCTTGTCCGAGACGATGCCGACACGGCGAACGCGGTGCGGGTCAGGCATGCCGGCGTAACCACGAACAGCGTCCCGGCCCTCACCCTTGCCGCGCGTCATGATCTGCGAGGCGTAGCCACGGCCGGAGTCCCCGTCTTCACGCAGCGGGATCGCGTCGAGCATGTTCTCGTCCTGCGCGACCCGGAGGTCGAAGCGCTTGCGGCCGAGGCGGGGATACCCGATTTCGATCTTCCGTTTGGCCTCCGGAAGCACTTCGGAGTTATCCCACCAAACAGTCTCACGATAGTCGAACTGGGCGACCTTTGCGAGGTTATCTATCTCCTGGCCACAGTCGATGTCGGAGTACCACGCCAACACGTACGGGTCGGCCTCCACGATCCTCGGGGTCCGGACCGTGGTGGAGCCGTCCGAGTTGTGGACGGTGATGACGCCGTTCTCGTCGGTACTCGGGTCCGCGCTCGTGCCACCGCCGGTGCCACCGCCACCGTTGCCACCGTTGCACCGGCTCCCGCGCCCGACCGAGTGCGACTTCTGCGTGCCGGCGTTCGGGTCTTCGGGGTCGTCCGGCTGAGTGGTGACGTCGTCGTAGAGCAGCTCTCCGGTGTCCGGGTCCCGGTCCTGGTGTGCCGGGATACCGAGCAACAGTCCACACATGACAGCGGGGGTGTCGAACTCGACTCCGAGGTAGGCGTCCGGGTAGCTCTGGAGGTGACCCCAGATGCGCCGCACGGCCTCGCAGGCGTCCGCGTTCACGTAGAGGTCTTCGGAGAAGTACGGCATGTCCTGCGCGTATCCGGAGAACCCGATCGCTTCGACGGTGTACTCGTCACCTTCGATCGCGGCCGGCACCAGAACACACGTGCCCAGCAGCTGGCCGCCCTGCTCGATGTGAATCCAGGTGGCCCACGGACTGATCTTCAGTTCCCGCAGCGACGGAGACTCCGGGCGCAGCACCGCGCTGAGCAAAGTCATCCCGGACAGCGTGAAGGTGATCTTCGGGTCGACCAGCGGCAGTTCCCAGTTCAGGTACCGGTGCGTCCGGATGTCCTGCGCGATGAACCGGACCGGCGAGACCTTCGGCCGTGGGGGCGGCGAAGTGAGCAGATCAATATCGGGCGGGGAGATGTCGTGATCGCCGGCCAGGTAAGCGTAGGAGACGTCGTAGACCGTGCAGTCGGTGAGCGACTCCGCACCCTGCGAATCGTGGTACGCGGTGCTGGGTGTGCCGATCGTCGGGTGCGTCTCGGTCTCCACGCTCGCGGAGCGGAACCCGTAGGTGAAGCTGCCTTCTTCCGGGGTCCCGACCGGCGGACGACCGGGCGGCCGAACCGTGGTGACCGTCTTCATCGACTTGTGCGCACTCGGCAACGACGACTCGACGTGCAGCTCGGTGACGCTCTGGTAGGTCATCTTCTTGCGAGACACCGGCAGCGTGGTGGTCACACCGAGGGTCGTCGTAGTGGCGCCGGACCGGTGCGGCTGAGCGAACGCTTCGTCGAACCCGGCTGCCGAGAAGTCGACCCACCCGGGCCTCGAGGTGACGTTGACGTTCCCGTCGGACAGATCAGTTCCGGTGCCGCCGTAGTAGACCGTCCCGGTGTAGCTGGTGTTGACGGTGTTCGCCGCCTTGTAGCCCAGCTCCAGCACGATCCGGTCGCCAGGCTGCGCACCGACCGACGTCAACGACGCGATGGTCAGCAGCTGCCCCGACGCCTTGCCCGCGCTGTTCGCACCACCGGAGGGGAACTCGGCCGCGCTGACCAGAGCGAGAGACGTCAGCACACCACGCACGACATCGGTGTTGCCGACCGTGACGAACATGTGCAACTGCAAGAAGTCGTTGGCCGCGTCGTTGGACTCGAGCACGCCAATGCACAGCGACGCCGCGCCGTTCAGGGTCGCCGCATTGTTGATCGGCTCGGAGACGAACCGGCGCAACAGAACCGACCAGGAGCTCGAGGTCGAAGTCTCGGCCTTCGCCGCTGTGACGCCGGTCCCGGTCTTGCGCGGGATCAGCTTCGAGGCAGCGGTGTTGACCTTGTCCGACCAGGTACCCCGAATCGTCGGCGGGGTGTACGAGGCGGCGGCGTTAGCCAGGTACAGACGGACGGCCATGGTTAGGAGGCGCCCTGAACGATCTTGTTACTCAACTGGTACTGACCATTGACGCCGTAGACTTCCTGCGCCGGCAGCGGTCCACCGAGCAGGAACGCGCCACCGGTGATCGCCGACCAGCGGCCGAAGAAGCGGATCGTCGAGCCGGCGGGGATGTCGTGCAGCGTCCCGACGTTCGTCGCCTCACCAGCCGACGCAGCGGGGTAACCGCCCATCTTGCGAGGACTACCTGCCAGCTCGTTCAGGCCCGTGGTGCCGGGGTCGTCGGTGTGCAGCGAAAACCAATCCGCTCCACCGTTCAGACCGATCGAGTCGACGACCTTGTTGCGCGCGGTCGGTGAGTAGCTGGTCACGTGATGATCTCCTAGCTAGGGCGGGGTGGCTGTCAGCTACCGGAGTCGGGGCACTGCTTGAACTTGACGTCGAACTTGATCTTTGTCGACTTGGTGGACAGCAACCGGCCGGCGTTCAGAGCACTTCTCATCTTGTGCTGGAGATGCCAGTGCACGGTTGTGCCACGAAGGTTCGCCGGGATGGGCATGTTCTTCTTGTTCCAGTGGATGTCCTGTCGGCCGGAGGAGTTGCACGACCAGTCCTGCTCCTCCTGCGCGATGCCTCCGAAGATCAACCGGAGCAGTCCACCGAGGAATCCGTTGTCGTGGCCGCTGCTGCCGATCCGGACCTGCGCCGCGATCACTGTGATGGACACGTCCGCGTAGTTGGCCCACGACGGGACCGGGATATCAGTGTTCGCGGTGAACGGCCAGTTCAGGTACGCGGTCTGGGTGCTCTCCAACGGGTCACCGTCGTTGTCGTCGCCATCGCTTCCGTCACCGCCGGGGCACACCACCACGGGGTCACCGTCATCACCGTCACCGCCATCTCCATCAATCGGAGGCTGCACGGCGCCGGTCATCGGGTTCACCACGGTGCGGTAGTCGTGGATCATCGACTGGATGATCGTGCCGGTCGACGGTGGGATGTCGATGCGCGCCAGGGTGATCGCACTGATACCGAGGTTCAGCTGACTGACCGAGGTGACGTTGCCGGCGACGTTCGGGATGATCCGGGTGAAGATGTACGGGCCGTTCGCCGGGTCCTCCGGAATCTGCCACGGTTCGCCGGAGATGTAGGGGTTCTCCACCTGCGCGACGATCAGGTCTGAACGACCGACACCGGCAGTGGGTTCGATGTCCACCACGTCCTGGCTGAACAGCCGCTGAATGTAGAGCTCCTTCGAGGCGTTCAACGCGCGGTTGCCGATGGAGCAGGCACCGGGGAGCACTCGGAACGCGGTGCCCGGGGTCTCCAGCGCGGAGACTCGGAGGTCAGCGTTGGAGAACACACCCTCCTGGCCACCGAGCGCGGCCCACGACACCAACCGAAGAATCTCGGCGGGCATGGCGCTGCCGCCACCGATCGCCCACGGAACACCGTCATCCCACGTCATGGTTTGTTGCCTCTCAGATAACGGAGTAGGTTTCGCGCCACGCGGTGGTCATCGACGCCGTTCCAGTGGCGTCATAGCCGCGCAGCACGATCTCGTAGGTACCGGGGTCGAGACGGACCTGGGACAGCACCGGGGACCCGGGGAGCAATGAGCCACCGAGATCGAAGCCCGAGCTGGTCCGGACCCCGCGACTCCACGGCCGAGGGTCGATTCCGATCCACTCGCCTTCGCGCAGCGTCACGTTCAGACCGATGGCCCACTTGCCGACGACCTCGATCACCGGCCGCTCGATAGGGCCACGGACCATGAAGCACATCCACGCCGGGTCATCCCCGTTGACGTGGCACACCCCAGGTGCGTAGCTGACACCGATCGACGTCCACGGATCGAGCACCGGGACCACGTAGCCACCGGCGCCGGGCGGGACGATCGACACGGTGTTGGTGCGCTCCGCGTCGGAGTAGAAGTAGTCGTCGCTGGCCTGGAATTCGGCGGTACCGATCCACCAGCCGTTGACGTCCTTCTCCGGCTGTGGGGCACACCGACGAGCTCGACCGTAGACCCGCCGGGTGCGGCCGTTTCGGGACATCCGCAGCACCGACATCGCGCCGGGGGTCGCCCGCACCTTGTCGGAGCGCCACTTGCTCTTGAACTTCCCCCAGAGGTCGGTGGCCTCCACTCCGTTGCCGTAGAGCGGGTAGTCCGGGATCACCGTGATGTCGAACAGCATCGACGGCCCGGACACGAAGTCACGGCCGTAGGTCATCCCGTCCTGTCGCGGCGCGGGGGTGTCGTTGGTGATGATGTCCGCGACGCCGTAGTCGATGTTCGTAGCAACCCACGGAGTGGTGTCTCCGAAGACGAAACCGTCCAGGTCGTACATCAGCTCACCGAGCTCAGCGACCACTGTGGACTCCTCGCCTGCTGTGACGCTTCTCGAAGTTCATCCGGTTCGCCAGCTCCGTCGCGGTCACCTGCTTGACCATGTTGTAGTTGTTGACCACGCCACCGGTCGGGGAGGAAGCTCCGTCGCCGCCCATCGTGGTCGCGGAGATGGACGCCATGGCCGAGTCGCTGATGCCGGTCGCCCCGTCGAATGTCGGCCCGGGGATGGTGATTCCGGTGCCGGCGTTGATAGCGGCGTCCATCACGGTGGTGATCGAGTCGGCGACCGACTTCTTGCCGGCGAGCACGTTGTCGACGTAACCCTTGACCGTCATGTCGGCCATCCACGCGAAGACCTTCGACGGAGAGTTGATCTGAAGCGCCGACTGGGCCGCCGTGATCGCTGCCTGAACCATCGCCGTCATCGCGTTGACCACCTGCGACTGTCCAGCGGTGATGGCGTTGGCCAGACTCGTGACGATGTTGGTGCCGATGGCCGTCATCTGCGCCGGGACCTTGTTGACCTCCGCGATGATCTGGGTATCCATCGTGGCGAACGAAGCAACAACCGCTGTCGCGCCGTTGGTGACCGCCGTGTTGATGTTGGTCATCGTCGTGGTCATCGTCGTTACCATGGTGGTGCTGGCGGTGGTCATGGCGGTGTTGATCGCCGCGACGCCGGTAGTCATCGACGCAGCCGCCGTGGCCATGCCGGTGGTGATGGTGGTGTTCAGCGTGGCCATGGTGGTAGTCAGCGTGGTGGTCAGCGTCGTGCCCCACGTGGTGAAGCTCGTGGTGATCAACGCGAGACCAGCGACGACCGCCGTGTTCATGGTGGTCAGCGCCGTGGTGGTGGATGTCTGCACCGCGAGCCAGGCGTTGGTGAAGATCAGCGCTAGCCCGGTCGCCCATGTCTGGATCGCCGTCGTGACCAGTGTAAGACCGGTGGTGACCGTCGTTGACAGCGTGGTGAATGCCGTGGTCGCTCCGGTGCTGATACCCAACCAGGTCTGATCGAACAGCAACTGGATGTTGCTGGTGAAGGTGCCGACACTGGTTGTGATCGTGTTCAGCGAGGTCAGGATCGCGGGGCCGAGGCCAGCGAACGCGGTGGTCATCGAAGTCGTCAGAGCGGTCGCGCCGGCTGAGATCGAATTGGAGATCGTGACCATGCCGGCCGAGGCGTAGACAGCCAGCCCGTTGAAGGCGGTGACCATCTGCGGACCCAGGGACCCGATGATCACCATCGCCTGGTCCGGGATGGGCTCGAGGCCGACCTTGACTGCGTTGCTGACGCCTGCAACCGCCGTGCCCACCTGACCAGCAACTGGCGTCAGCGGCTTGACGATCGCCGCTGCTGTCGGGGCCATGGCAGCACCAGCGGCTGCCGGAGTTCCGGCCAGAGGCTTCGTTACAGCGGCAGCAACCGGCGACATCGCACCGGTGACCTGACCAGCGATCGGGGAGAGCGGGGAAACTATCGCAGTCGGGACCCCGTTCATCGCGGCGCCCGCGAGACCCGCCACCGGGGTAAGGGAGCTAACTACGCCCTGAGGAATCTTGGCGAAGACAGCACCGGTGTCGGTGGCGATAGGCCCGAGAGCCGTGTTGATCGCGGTCGGGACCCCGCTGAGCGACGAACCCGCGAGCTGCGCGACCGGGGACAGAGAGCTGACCACGTCCTGCGGAATCTTGTTGAACACCGCACCGGTCATGGTGGTGATGGGGTTCAGTGCTGAGGAGACCGCTGTCGGGACGCCGTTCAGCGTGGAGCCGGCAAGCTGGGCAACCGGGGACAGCGAGCTGACGACACCCTGGGGGATCGAGTCGAAGACCTTGCCGGTCTCGGTGACCACGGGTGACAGCGCGCCGGCTACAGCGGCCGGTACCTGGCCGAGAGTGGTCCCAGCAGCGGTGATCGTGGCTTCGCCCGACGTGGTCATCGCGGCGGGGACCGTGTCCAGGGCCTTGGCGGCCCCGTCGGTCAGTCCGATCCAGTCGGTGAACTTGTTGACCGCGTCGTCGGCCTTGTTGTACCACCCGATTGCGGTGCTGATCGCCGACACCGACTTGATGAAGGCGTCGGAGAGCTTGCCGATCAGGTCGATCACGGCCGGCAGGTTGTTGGCGATGTTGGTCAGCGCGGCGGTGAACCCGGGGCTGCTGAAGGTGGCCGAGAGGTTGGCGAACGCCGTCTGAATGGCGGTGATCGTCGAGGGCGGGATCGCCTTGATCGCATTGGCGATGCCAGTGAACACACCGGAGACCGAGGCGCCGAGCGACGCGAAGTCGAACTGGTTGAAGAACCCGGACAGTGCGTCGATCACTGCCTGCACACCCGGAGCGGCGGCAGCAAACAGATTGATGCCGTTGTTGACCAGGTTCATGAACCCCGTGGTCAGCGATCCGAGAACGCCTTCGAGCCCCTGGAATGCCGCCGTGAGGTTGGCGTTGTTGGCGATCGTTTCCAGGCCCGTCGCCACGTTGTTGACAACCGTCACCAGGACGCTCAGAGCTGCCTGCGTGCCCGCGAGCTTGAGGAAGCTGGAGACGATCGAGGTGATCGCCGGGCTGATCGAGGACAGCGCCGAGCGCACATTGCTGAACAGAGTCTGAAGCGTCGCCACGCCTTGTGCGGAAGTGACGAAAGCGGTGATCTGGGTAGCCATCCCGACAAGGGACTGGGCGATTCCCTGCAACCCGGACTGAAGGGTTGGGAAGATCGTCGTCAGCTGCTTGAAGACAGGGGTCAGGCCCTGCTGGAACGTGGCGGAGATGGCCGCCTTGAGCTTGTCGAACTCCGGCTTGATCGTCTTCGCCGCAGCCTCGATGCCCTTCATACCGAGCATCACGGCCGCGATGGGCGCACCGATCAGACCGATAGCAGCGGGGACCGCCGCAATCGCCGTGGATACCAGGCCCCAGGCTGCGGTGATGCCCGCTCCAGCGTAGGCAAACAGGGTCGCGTAACCACCCGCCGAGATCAGGCCTGACACGACCTGCGAGATCGGCCCCGCTACGCCGCTCATTTCGCTCTTGAACTGTGTGGCCGAGGCGCCTACCTGGGTGAAGGCAGAGTTACCCGACTGTCCGATTCCGCTGAAGATGGTCTCGCCGAGGTTGCCGATGGTCGACAGCGCCCTGATGATGGGGGACCGGTCGGCATCAATCTTGATCTTGATGTCACCGATCGCCTTGGTCGACGCCTCGGCTGCCGCCAACTGTGCCCTGAACGCGGTGGTGTCGAGGTCGAGCTTCGCGTGCGCGGTCAGGTCCTCAAAGAGGAGCTTCGCCTTCAGCTCGTTCAGCGCCGTGTTGTCGAGATCGACCTTGATCTTCGCCTTCTTGGCGTTGATCTCCGCTACTTCCGCGTCGGTCTTCGCCTTGGCGGCGGTGGTGTCCGCGTCGACCTTGATCGTGGCTTGCTTCAGCTTGTCGACGTTGAAGGTCACCGGCACCTTGACCTCAGGTACCTTCATCGCGGCAATCTTCGCCCTCAGGGCAGCAGAGTCGACATCCCAGTCGACGCCTACCTTGACCTTCTCCTTGACCGCCTTGAGCTTGTCCTTCAGCTCCTTGGCGAAACCTGTTATATCAGGGACGACCTTGACGCTGATCCGTGCGACCTCGGACCCACCGGGGCTACCCACGTCAAGATCACCTCCCGGTTACAGTGGTCGTTTCACACGCCGTGCGGATGGCAGGTTCGCCAGGGATATACGACGGCCAGCGACCCGACGTCGGGTTGGCTTGGGCATCTGGACGATCGGTTTACGCATCTTCTTGCCCGCGCGCTGGAAGTTGGCCCCGGCGAGCAGGTTCGCCATCGCGGCGAGAATCTGCGTCTCGGTGGTCCACGGCCGGAACTTCCTGCCGCCACGCATACTCGCCAATAGCGCTGCATCTTCGGGCAAGTGCTCGACAAGCCAGAGCACGAACCGGGGTGTGAGTGTCGAGTTGTCCCGCCACAGGTCCCGGATGTCCACGCCGTAGTAGCGCTTCAGGTCCGAGAACACCGCCGATCCGTGTTCGTCGATCAGCTTGACGAGCGCTGAGCTTCCCCCGGCTGCATCCGAGCCTGGTACGCGGCCCACAGCTGCCCGAACGTGGTTTCGTCGAGACCCGGTCCCGCGATCCACCGGTAGTAGTCCTCAGCGTTGACCGCGACCGAGGCGAGGAACTTGTCGATCTCAGCGAGAGCCCGGTACTGCTCCGCGACCTTCGACATCGTCAGCTCTTCGCCTTCCTTCAGGCCGACGTCCATCTTCTCAAGCTTGGCGAAGGAGTCCATGGCGTCCGCGCGCTTGGAGAAGGAGAGCTTGTACAGCGGGACCAGCTCGGGGGAACCTTCCGGGTACTCCGGCGGCGCCGCGTCCTGAGCGATGAAGTCGGTCGCGGTCGGCTTCGGAGTCTCCTCGGCCTGCCGCTGCTGCTCAGCCTGCTTCGCCAGGCCCGGGGGAACCAGGTAGCCGGTGTTGGGTCGGGGCATCTCGACGTGGTATTCCTCCACCGGATTGCCCTGGACGTCGACCATGGTCACGGTTTCGCCACGACGGATCGGGCTGCCGACCTCAGGGTTGCGCAGGTCGGTCGCCGGCATCGGGAGCGACTGGTTGTACGGAATGTGGTTGCTCACGCGGGGTAACTCCTATCGACTTGCGCGGGGAATCGCGGGGAATTTCGTACTAAGGGGCTGACGGCCGGCACTTCCCCGCGCAGGTACGCCGGCCGCCAGCTGTCTTAGGCGCCGCCGGGTGTGGTCGTGGTGACCGTGACCGCCGGGCTGGTGCCACCGGTGAACGTTCCGGTAGCCGTCATCTGCGGGACGTCCGCGTTCTCCAGGTCGCCCTGGAACGTGACCACGACGGGGCTGGTCGGCAGCGCACCGCCACTGGTCGCCACGTCACCGTTACCAACGTTGGACAGCGCGGTCAGCGCGGTCTTCACAGCGGCAGCGGAGGCGTTGTAGGCGATGTCGTCGGTCGTCTCGCCGTCGAAGGTCAGGGTGAACGTGCCGCCCACGGGAGCTCCGGTGATGGCGATCGACTGGACCTCGTTGGTCAGCTGACCCAGGTCTTCGCCGTAGAACTCCATCAGGGCCTGACCGGAAGCACCAAGGATCGTGGCGCGAATCGGGAAGGACAAGAAGTTCTCGACGTCAACCTCAACGTCGTCGTCGGAGGAGATCGAGGTACGCGCGATGTACAGCGGAACCTCGTGTTCACCGTCGACGATCCGGATGAACATGGCGAGCTCGACAGGCTGCGGGATCAGGTTGACACCGAAGACGCCGGCCACGGAGATGTCGCCGCCACCGAAGTACATGCTCAGCGTGTCGTTGGACAGCTGGAGCAGGTGCGCGGTCAGGGCGAAGGTCACCGGGTCACGACGGTCACGCAGCGCCGGGTTCTGCCAGGTGCCCAGGATGTTGGAGTCGCCACCATCCTTGGTGATGGTCAGACCGTCGTCGACGGACGTGTGGCCCAGGTCGCGCCACGGCGATTCCGGGTCGGTCAGGTTGGCGGGCTTGGGGGTTCCGGCCGGGGCCACGTAGATATGCCCGGTGCCGGGGACGATGACAGCAGCATCATCGAGAGCCATTTGCGTTCTCCCTGATGGGTGCCCGGCGGTTTAGCACAGGCATATGGGTGGATGGGTCACGCGGGGATTCTGGGGTTCCGGATCAAGAGGTCGTAGGTGGCGACCTGCCGGGAGATGTGCGGAAGCTCCGGGTCGTCGAACTTGCGAAACCCGGTCGACTCCCGCCACTTGGAGATGGAGCCGGACGGGGTGAGCGTCTGGTTCCGTTGGGCGAAGTACAACGTCCTGGCCACCTGGTTCGCCAGTTCGAACGCGGCCTGGTGTGCGTCCCAGTTCTTGCTGACTTCGGGACCTGACCACACGTTCACCGAGCACCAGAACTGGGAGTAGAACAACGGTGCGTCCGAGGCACCGCCAGTGCGTTGTACTTTCACAACAGGTACGTAGTCGCTGAGCCGGTCGGGCAGGTCTTCGAACACCCGCACCGGTGTCAGTCCGAGCTCGGTTCGGATGTCGGCCAGCGGGTTACGCAGCAGCCACAGCAGGACCCCGATGCCGTCCACGAACGGCGCGACGCGCATTACAGGACCCCGGTCAGCGCGTGGATACCATCGACGAACCGGCCGTTGCGGGCGATGTGGCCGTACTCGATGGCCGCCGCCGCGTTGTCGCCCGACTCGTCGGACAGCGTCACGTAGTAGTCGACCGAGTTGGCCTTCTCCAGGATGATCTTCGCGTCACCCTGGCCCTTGCGAGCCGTGGCCAACTGACCTCGAGCGATCTCAGCCAGGACACTGGCCGCCTTGCGGATCGCGCGCTTGGTCTCGGAGAGATGGGCGATCTTCTTGTTGAGGTCCTTGGTCGCCATCATGTACTCGATCTTCGCCATCAGCGCATCTCCGACAGAGTGATGGACAGATGATCCGACGGACCGCTGAATGCTCGGGGCATCGGACCACCCAGGACCGAGAACTTGCGCAGTCGTTTGGTGATCGGGTCCAACCACTCGACTCGGACCCACCATTCGACCGGCACCGTCGCGGGGGCGCAGAACAACTTGAACGCCACCGCGACGTTCTGACCATCCGCCACCCGCAGCGCCGCGAAAGCACCTCGAGTACTGGCCAGCGGCTGCATCATGCAACCGCTGATCACGACCGGGTTCCTGCTGGGTCGCATCACGATGTTGCCGCGAAAGTCGGTGGACTCTTCCTCGGTGAACACGGTGACGGTGTGCGGGCCGTTCCTGACGAGACTCACAAGATCGCCTCTCAGTACGGGTAGATACCGACGTCGCCGACCGGGAACAGCTCCAGACCGAATGAGTCTTCGAGGAACACCATGTCCGCGTAGCAGTCACCCTTGGTCAGAGGCTGGTTCCACATCCCGGTGCGGCCGGCGTACTTGTGCAGCACACCGAGCTCCCACTCCGTCAGGTACGACGACCCGTCCGCACCAACGCCGTTGCGCTGATACGAGTAGTCGCCCGCTGTTTCCGCGCTCAGTCCATCTGGGTTTCGAAGCCGGCGTTCCGCCACTCGCAGCGTGATGATCCGGACGATGCGTGGTGCGGTGACGATGCTGGGATTGTCCGGGTCAAGCCAAGTCTGACCTGACTCTTCCCGGACAATCTCCGATGCTTCGTCGAGCACTGAATCCGCTTCGTCTTCGTCTTCGGATGTCTCGAAGACCCGCTTCATGCGAGTTTCGAGGTCGCTTCTCTCGGCGAGCGGAGTCAGTGCATCCACGATTACGCCAGGGTCAGCTTGACCGCGCGAACGAAGGTAGGTGCCCCTTCGGTCGTGGTCGCAATAGCCACGGCCGGCGAGGAACCACCGGTCAGGGCACTGGTGGCGGTCATCGCGGCAACCGGCCCGGACTGCTTGAACGTCACGGTGTAGACGTTGGACGCCTTGGCCACCGAGACGAACACACCAGGCAACGAGGCCAGAGCAGCCTCAACAGCCGAAGCCGACGCGTCGAACGGGATACCCGAGACGGTACGACCACGAGCGGTCAGAGCGAAGGTGCCGCCCGTCGGAGAGCCGGAGATGGTAACCGTCTGGACCTCGGACACAACACCGTCAGCGACGATGTTGGTCCCCGCGTACAGGTCCACCAGTGACCGGTCCTGGACGTTGCGGAAGTCGTAGTCACGCAGCCAGCGCATCGCCAGACCCTGGTAGGACTGCGAAGCACCGAACGGCACGCCACTCGGGACAACCGGCGCCTGGAGGTTCAGGACGTAGGCGGTGCGGTGGAAGGCGAAACCGACGTCGGCCGGCAGGGCCTGGGATACCACGACGGTGCCGAAACCCGCGATACGACCGATGGTCGCGTCACGCAGCGCCGACTCAGAGCCCGAACGGTCTACCTCGTGCAGGTGGGAGTCGACAAGGAAGCGCTCTTCCATGCCGGTGCCCATGACCACAATGCGGTCAGACATCGGGATGTTCGCCTCGTTCAGGTACCGCCGGGCCTTGATCATCGCCTGGTAGACACCGGTGTTCTCAGCCGGGTCGCCATCAGCAGCGGGGATGGAGACCGAGTGTGCGTAGGTCGCGGAGGTCATCTCCTCGGCCAGCTTGTTCTCCAGGCCCTCTGCCACCGCGCGCACCTGCGGACCGAGAATCTGCGAACCGAAGTCCGAGATGTCCAGCGTCAGCTCTTCATCCGTGATCGGGATGGCCGAGTAGATGTCCTCGTCCAGTGTCACATCGACACTGGTCTCGGTCAGTTCGTCCATCTGGATGATGCCGGTGCCCTCAGAGGCAAGACCCCGCTGGCCTCGCAGCGTGCGGCTACGGGACTGGGTACGCGCCGGGACGCGCATGGTGATCGTGTCACCAGCAACACCGACGAACGATCCGCCAGCGTTCTTCCAGACGAGTGCGGGGAGCACAATCTCGCGTTCGAGAAGACCAAGGCCAGCAGCCGTGATCTTCTCCGGCTTGATGAAAGTGTTAGCCACGACAGACCTCCAAGGGTCCTAGGGGATTGGGTACCGCTGTCGGCCGTGGCTACAGCCGTGCGGTGTACTTCAGCGCGCCCTGGGAATCAAAGCGGCGAGCTTTGCGGGGTTCATCTCTTCCGGAGCGTCGTCGGGGTCGGAACCACCGCGCGGACGGTCCAGCTTCTCCTTCGGCTTTCCCGCGACCGTGGAGTGCTTCGGTTCGGGAGCGAAGTCGCCCCACAGTTCCTTGGCATCCGTTTCGAGGTCGTCGTCGGAGTCACCACGAAGACGCTTGGCTACCTTGCGCAGCTGAGCGAGGGTGGCGTGTTCCGGAGCGGTCTCGATGGCCACGTTGAAGCGCCGAAGTTCGGTTGAGGACTTCTCGGCCTCGGACTTGAACGAGTCGCGGGCCTCCTGGAGACGCTCGCTCTCTGTCTTGTCCTTGTCCTGAAGTTCCTTGAGCTGCTTCTGCGCGTC